ACAGACGCGATCCCTGGCGCAAAAACGCCCGCCAGTTGGTTGAGCAACCCCTCTGTACCGCGTTTCATCTTCTGGATGGCATCGTCCACGCCGCCAAGCGCTTTTAGCTGAGACTCGGTCATCACGTAGCCGCTTGCCTGTGCCTGGTCTCCAAGTTCCTTCAGTGCACCCGTCCCCGCCACGATCAGCGGGTTCAATTCCATGGCCGAACGTCCGAACAGCTTCAGGCTGATCGCGTCCCGTTCGGCTGAATTTTCAATGCCCTCCAGCGCACCAATCGTGTCTAGCCACACGTCATTCGCACTGCGCAAATTTCCGGTGCTGTCGGTAACACTCACGCCCAATTGATTAAAGAGATCAGCCTGTTCACCAGTGCCGTCCTTCGCCGATCCCATAGACATGGTGAGGCGCGCAAAGCTTCCCAGCATCGTCTCCAACGGCACATCCACCAACTCCGCCGCATACTTCATTTTCTGGATCTGATCCGTTGCGACGCCGTACTTGTCACTCATCTCCAGTACCGCATCCGCGTTGGCTGCCCCTTTTGCCGTCATCGCGTAAATGGCAGCACCCGTACCAGCGAGAGCTATCCCAGTAACATTTATCGCGTGGGCGGTCGTCATAAATGCAGTTCCACTGATGGATGCGATCTTCGAAAGGCTGCCCCCCAATCCACCAGCCTTCGTCTGTGCACCATCAATACCCTTGTTGAATTCACTCGGGTCCAGTGTTAAGGATGCGATCAGATCGATTAACTTCATTTACGCTCTCCGCCGAAAATATTCCTTCAAATCTCGAATGAACGGATCCTCTTCATCCTGATCATCATCCGAGTCATCTTCCGGCCACACGATCTGTGGGATGTAATCGCTGGGTTGCGAACCGATCTCATCCTCTTTTTTGAAAAGATTGTCGATCCGGCTTGCCACAATTCCATGTCCCATCATTTCAGTTTCATAGCCCCAGGGTTCGAGCTGATAAAAGCCCATCCACTCAGTCAAAAGCTGACTGTCAATTTCTGAGAGTAGACCATCTACGTCTACTCTGCCGACCGCCTTCGCTAGCCTGAAGGCAAATCGGCGGGTTGGGCGTTTTTTAGTTTTTCAGCCGCCTTCTTGATCGCTTTTTCATCAAGGCCGCTGATCCTTGAGGCCGCCGTCGCCACCCGATCCAGGGCGATGCCGCTCTTCTTGCCCAACTCTGAGATCTCGGCATCGCTGAAGAGACGTTTGCCGTTCTCATCACAGATAGACATAGCGCACAATCTTGGCCGGTAAGCATCAACCTTTGGGATCGCCTGACCATCCCGATATTCCACCAAACTTGACTCAAACTTATCCCGTTCGGTGCCATTCAAACAGCGCACATAAACCTCTGCGTCTTTGCCCCATTCCGGAACAGCGACCTTTTCAATTTTTAGATCATTGGCCGCAAGTATCTGATCTTTCGTTAAAACAGTCATAAACGGATCACCTCCCTTCTACACAGATTCCGCGGTATCGCCTGTCGGCCCGCCGGTGGGTTCGATGCTGATCTTGCATTTCAGGTGTTTATCCTTCTCGGCGATGCGTCCCAGTTTTACAACGTTCGCCAGAAAGGCAATCACTTCCTTGCCTTTTTTATCCTCGACGCTCATTTCTACCGGATCCTCGCTTTGATAAGCTGCCACCAGTGCATCATGCGTGGTCTCGTCGCGGTCCCATCCAACGGTGATCTCAAACGGATTCAAACTGAAAAGACCTGTCTTGATCCGTTCCTTGTAACCACCCGTCGAATCATGCGCGGTCATTTCGTCGGTAGTTGCTTCCTCTTCAGGAAAAGCATGATCCTCCACGTGCACAATCGCTGTCAGTGTGCTGTTGACTTTGATCTTGATAATTGATCCGAATCCACCTTGTCTTGACATTTGTTGCCTCCTTTTACGGCGTTATCAAAATTGAATAATCCTGGTTAGCCCAGTTCAAACCTGTTTCCTTGTCATCATCGAAATTCTCGCCTTCGATGTTGATCACTTCAACTTCCATCACCGAGGTACCATGCCCCAACACACCCATGAAACCATCCAGCGCAGTTTCCACTTTGGCGCCCAGGCTCTTGGCTGTGTCAAGGCTGGTCGCCCAGCTTACGATCTGCAGCTTTGGCGTCTTGCTCAGAGACGGTTCACCGTGCACCTTTTCATAAATCGTGTCGATCCGGTTGACCGTGATCGCTGGCAAACTCTCACCGTGTGGAATGCGTTTGGGGAACACCCGTCCGCCCACCACTGCAGCAATTGCAGTGCTGTAGATCAAATGCTGGATCATTGCCTCCTCAGGGTCAGTCGTTGCCACTGGCATTTTCCTTGATAGCCTTTTCCAATACCGCTCCCATCGCCTTTTCAATATCAGCTTGATGCTCATCCATCGCCGGTCGCAGGAACGGCCTCGGAGGGATCGTCACAGCTTTTGTAAGCACGTAGATCACAACATTGCCGCTGTCCATCAACACACCGCCACTGCCGCTGCCTACAAAATGCAGCTCATCCGGATAATTTCTCGGACTCCCTACCTTGCGCGCGCTATCGTTTTGGGGGATGGCCAAAAACTGAGCGCTAACCGGCTTGATCACTCCGCCCATCTCCTGGATCATGGCATGATTCGAGTGGAACGTCAGCGTGCCAACCGCCTTTCCGCCATCGTTCTTGACTTCGACAGAGCGATTGGCAGCCAAACCTCCCGTGGAAGCTTTTGAGAATTTTTTCTCAATGTTGACCACCGCATTTCCTTCGATCACCCTGATCCCGGCCTCAACCGCATCCTTTTTCGCTCGTCCACCGACAGACTCGCTCAGCTTTTTCATCAGCGCAGTTAACTTATCCAGATTCTTAATCGTGAAGGTAATCTCGTCAGCCATTTACACCTCCACCCGATGCAGCAAAAGTCTGATCCCCGAGGGTCCGCGTTGCACCGGTCCGACGATAAAAAAGACAAGCGCAGTTGACAGTGTTTCACTAAACCGTTTTGTCACTTTGATGCGGTCACTCGCGACAATCACTGTCCCGATCGGCAACCTCATCGTGGCGTCATAAACCAAAGTCACCTGTTGAGCTCCCCAGCGCATACTACCCGGGCGCATATCTAATCCGCATTTCGTGGGGACCGTCGCATCCGTGAACGATTCAATCTGTTCGTTTAATCGGTTCGGTGTCTTGGTCGCATGTTGGATCACGCACTCATCAAACATGTGCGCTTCCTGCGTCGCCCTCATCCTCGCCAGATCAGTTGCTGCTAGGCTCATCAGATTCGTTCCCTTCCAAAGGCCACTTGATCAATCTGACCGTTTTCGCGCTGCGCCTTGAAAGATAAAAACGCGCTTGCGACATGGCTTGCGAATATTTCTGCGAATCGGAGTAATTTCCACCGTCCGCGCTGAAGTCTGTAGTTGCTGTCAAAGTACCTGATTTTTCCTGCCATATCTCCGCGGCTGCCGCATTCAGATCGTAGGTGTCCACCCAGTCATCGTTTTCTGATCTCGTCTTTACACCATCCACTACCGTCCAAATCCACGGCTCTTGTCCAAATTCATCCATCTGCGGATAGCGCTCGATGGCTGCCTTGATGGCGAGATCCGTATAAGTTGTGGTGGTTGGTTCTGCCACCATCCTTCTCACCCTTGCGATCTGATCAGCCGTTGCGGACAACTTAACCTCGCTTCCTAGCACTCCAGATGCGGTTATCCAGAGAGAGAAATTCCCAATCCTTTTTCAGGTTCAACTTACTGTCAACCATCTTCTTGATCGGCTGCCAGGTCGTGTAATCATGGAACGCAATAACCCCGCCTGGCTTCACAAACTTTGCCCAGCTTTCATAATCCGCCTTCACCTCTTCGTATTTGTGCCCTCCATCAATAAAAAGTAGATCTATCGGTAAAGTCCAAACCTTTGCCAATTTTGTGGATTCACACATGATCGGCACGATATGTTTGAAAAGACCCAGACTGAAAAGATTCCCTTTGAATCTCAGATATCCGCCTACCGAGTGGTGCCGTTCGGGCGTGCGATCAACGCCGAGCATCCAAAGATCAACGCAATAGATCAACACCTTGCTCTTTGGTCTCAGCGCTGCCGCCATGTACGCTGCTGATCTTCCCTGGCAAGACCCGATTTCAACGATCACTCCACGATCAGGCACAATACTGGCCAACTCAGCCAGCCGCTCACCTTCATCCGAAAAAACTCCGGACGTGGCCTTCAACGCGCCAATGGCGTCATGCAAGGAAGTGATCATAGATATCCTTCCAGCTTATTCACAAACAGCTTTGCATCAAACGGCTTACCAATAAACAGATCTCGCCAATCGGCTACAGGTTTGCTGCCCTTGGTCGCCTTCCTGATCACAGCGTCCGTGTCATTGTTCATAATGTCCAGCGGAAAACGTAAAAGATCTTTGTATTTGTTCCAGTTCTTCACGTACCCAAGCAATTCCTCACAATTTCCGCTGCATGGCGGGATATTCTCACCCATCATCAAGGTCGGCTTCCCGCGAGCCACCGCCAAATACGCAAAGGTCTGATGCCCTACCACCAAATCAGCCTGATCAATATCGGCTGTTGATTGATCTGCAGAGCCGCGATAATAAATCACACCATCATCCTCATGGCGTTCCAGTCCGTTCTCGCCTAGGTCATGCAAATACCTCACCACCAATCTGGCTCCGTTTTTCTTGCACCAGTCATAGATCTTTTTGAAAGTGGCCGCGTTGAGGTCCTTATAAACCTTTGAAAGCCATCCGTTGTTGTTGGGGTGGATTGGACCGAACACCACGTTCTTTACTTCCTTTACCGGTTCAAACGGTTTGATTTTGCAAAAACTCCAGCCCACAACCTCGACCGGTCTTCCAATATCAAAAGCCTCCATCACTCGTTTACCGCCTTCGGTATGCGTGAAGAGACACTTTACCTTGGGATGAACCTTGATGATTCCGTCGTACTGCACCATCGGTCTTGCCGCGTGCGGGTACAAAAACAAAGGGACTCCTCGCTCCACCAGCTCAAGCACACTCGGAGACCAGCCAACTCCACCCTTGCCTGAGTCCAGACTGTATAGAGCAAATCTCACCGGTGATTTCTTGTAATTTGATTTGTGATATCCGACAGCTCTGAGAGCTTCAACAAACGCTTGCTCTTTTCCCTGATGGGGTTGTAATGCGAAGAATCCCTTGAACATCATCATCAATCCTTTGCTTAACTTGATGCGGCCGGTTTCAGCACCGCGAATGGATAGCGAGTGGTGCTGTTTGTGTTGATCCGGTTAACCGGGTTTGGCAGTTGCCATGCCAAGCGCATATGGAACATCAATGCGGTCATATTTTGCTGTGCCAGGGCATACAGCAATGCCCCAGTGGTTGGATCATAGATCGATGCTTCAGTGAGGATTTTCATGGTCATATCTCGCCTGAAGGAATACACCAACTTGTTCCATGCGCCGGTGAACAATAACGACTTGCTGTCATCGATGGATCCATTCAACGGGAACTCGATCGGCGCGCCATCCAGCGTATATCCGCCAGCGTTCTGCATGGATGCCATGAAGATCGGACGCTCAAAATCATCCTTCACTCCACGCAGTTTCCCGCGCAGAGAAAGCGCTCCAATGTGTGCAGTCGGGAAATATCCTTGTTTCTCAACAAGTGAGATCACACCTTTTTCACCCAGAAGGTTGTCATACAGGCTTGCCCCAAGCGTGACGGACATGCTCTTCGCCACTGCATCGGTATAGATCCCGTTCGGCCAGTTGGTAGGTTTGTTGGTCCCATAAAGAACAGCCGAATCAATCACCAGACCAAATGCTTCCGGTACAGCCTTCTTCACTTCACCCCACACGTCGAACTTGGAATCCTCGAGATATTTATTCTCGATTGGCACAATGCAGGCAATCTCTTCTGCATAAAGGGTCTTGTCCGCCCATTCCATATGAGTGGTTTCTTTGCGACCTTTCTTTCCTGATACATCCTCCGGCTTTCCGGTTACAAAATAAGCTGTTGGCAAAACGCTCAACACCGGCAGCTTTTCTGTCCCTGACGGCATATCCTGCAGCCGCTTGCCAAGCTTCAAGACCGCGGATTGCTGCGGAATTTCTGAGATGATCTCGGTTGCGACGGTTTCTGGCACCAGTGATGTAACGTTTGTTCCTGAAATAAAAGCCATTGCGTAATCCTCCGTTTCGGGGGTTCACCCCGTTCTAAAAAATAGTTGTCAAGAAAGGTTGAAATGCCCTTCTACTTGTTATGCCCGGTAGCCTGGCGGAGAAATTCGTTCATATCCACCGGCGGCGTTGTGTCCTCAGTCCCGTTTCCCGCATTCGCATTCGGGATCAATGGACCAAACAGTTCTGGCGCTTCCTTCTTGATCAATTCCCAATCCGGATCGCCGTTCTTCTTGAAAAGGTCATACTGTAAGGCAGTGGCATACGCTGATTTCACGTTTCGGCAGCCGATCTCCGGCTTGATTGCCTGTTCCGCAAAATTGGCACGCTTATCAGCCAACTCCAACTTGCCAAGGGCTTCCGTCAATGATTTTTCAAGTTCCGAACCCTTCTCGGCTTTCGGAAGTAAATCGTCTCGAATTTGCTTCGCAAGAGTATCTCGCTCTTTACGCGTTGCCTCGACTGCGTTGTTTAGTCCCTTGGTATGTTCGCCATAGAGTTTTTTAATCTCTTCAGGCTGTCCTTCCAAAAACTTTTCCCAGGTCTGCGCATCCGCAGTCGGTGTGGTTGTTGTAGTTGTGTCACCTGGTTTTTGTTCAGTTGTTGTTGCTGTGGTTGTGCTGTTCGTGGTTTCCATCTCGGATTCCTTTTCTCCGGCATCCCGCCGGTTGTTTTACTGTCATTGCGAGGCGGTTTCCGCCGCGGCAATCCCCAATTAAGAATTTGAACTTCCCTTTTCGTGTATTTTGTGTGTTTCGTGGTAAAAAAAGATCTCTATCCACCTCCTGCGTTAAATCTGGGGGTGTCCCCCCACTCATCCGAATGGCTCTTGCTCACCAAAGAAGAAAGATCAAACCCTTCCTTCTGCCATCGCTCAAATAATTCAGGCCCCAACTTTTCCTCTTGTTCATCCGCATCAAGACCTTTGAACCAATCCGCGCCCTTTTCCCATTGCGGAGCGCCCACCCCGATCACCTCAGGTACCGCCTGGCAATGTCCCCGCGGATGATCATCCAGATCACTCGCCACATCAAATTTCTCGCCATCCAAAAACAGACACGCCATACACGCACCCGCCTTTAACACCAAACGCCTGAACCCGGTCACCACATTGGATTCACGGTATTCCTGCGTGATCGCGCTGCGGTAGGTCCTGTTCATCTCTGTGCTGGCAATCGTGATCGCACGCTCCAGTCCCATCCCTAATCCATCAGCCATCTCCACCGCGATCTGACCTGAGCTTGCACCCCTTGCAACTCCGTGGATCAAGGCGTCCGTCAAACCTTCCAATGCTTCCGGATATTCATTCTTAAGTAAAGAATTCAACGGAGAACCGTTACCCAAAAAACCAGCCATCGTTTCCACCGCTTCACGATTTAAGACTTTAAACTCCGGTGCAATCTTAAGCGCATAACTTGCTCTGATCGAATCCGCCGCAGCTTGCACACCAAACCACCCAAATTCTTTTTGCGCGTCGCTGATCGTCCCCACCAAATAATCCCGGTTGTAACCCATAATCGCTTCGGCCAAATTCCTCTTGAGGATCTGGTAGCGCTCTTCTCTCCAGATCATCTGTTGAGTGATCACCTTTCCG